AAGATCTAAAAATCCCAATCCATGCGTGTGTTTAACGATGTCTTTTAAGATGTCTATCATAATGTTCTTATTGTATAATATATTTAGGTGTTAGTCTAGTGTTATATCAGAAACTTTGTACACTGCCGGATTTTGTTTACCAGGTTTCCGGAATACGGCATAGTTGGATCCGGGTCGGAATTGATTCATCTCAACAACCTCGTATCCTTCTTCTTCAATAATTCTGGTCATTTCTGTTTTGGTGTTGTAGTTCCAATAACCACGTTTTGCTTCGTGTAGGTCATGATCATAATGGCAGTCGGCATACTGTATGAAACAATAACCACCTGGTACAAGTACTCTCTTGATGTCATGCAGGTACTGTTGTACGTGTCTCTGAGTGAAGAATACGAACGTGTCCCAACTGAATACGAAGTTGCAACTGCTCTGTGGTATGTTTGAACACTCTGTCTCGAGTGTTCTGAAAAATTTAAGATACTTCTGGTGCAGTGGTGGGAACCTACGTCTGATCTTGTTTTCCAACGTTGGCAGTATGTCCAGGAAGTAGTTCAACCTCCATGACCTAAACTCCTTTGAGAACATTCCTACACCCGGGCCTATCTCCAGGCTGTTGTAACGCCCGTCATTTGTTCCTGCCGCGGAGATCCTTGAAAACTGGAATATCTTGGTCTGTATCAGCCTGTACAACATTGGATCTACGATAGGTTTGATCCTCTTCTGTTCGAGGTCTCTGGCATACCACTCCTCTGGTTTGTCCAAACGTTCTATGGCTTCGCTGTTGTTGGCATCCACTGCCAGTTCTATGTCTTTCAATATCTTTAGATTCGTATCGATCATTTCTTGGAAGTCTGTTGCCTTGGCCTTCTCTAGTTTCTCGATCAGTAATTTAATCTCTTCTATACTTAACATAAGGTTATTTAAAACTCAAACAGTTTATTGAAAGTATTTGTGGTTTCAGTTGACTGTACGTCCCAGTCAAGCACACCTATGAGATTGTCTATCTTTTGATCTAGTATTGTCGCTTCCATGGCATCGCCATCAAATGGCAGTTCCTTGAACCATTCTGGAATACGCAGTTCGTCTACAGGATATGCGATACTCGTATAGCCCATAGGATTATTTTTAAGTTTGCACACAATTACTTTTGCACCATCTGTGATCAGCATGGAATACTTGTCTCCATACATGTCTCTGCATCTGTTCCAGTTCATGCTGGCCCTGACGTGTCCTGGCATGTTTGCTCTGCCCTTGGCCACTTCTGCCGCTGTGTATTTGGTCATGTTGTTTGCTCTCTTGGGAGATCCTTTTTCCCAGCCTGGCATGGCTTTGAACTCTGCCCTGAATTCACTGATTCTGTCTAATACCTTTTTCTCTTCATTGCCTGAAAGTACCATGTACAGTATCTCACTCAGGAAGTCTTGCACAAACACAGGAGTATCTGATCTTTTCAAATCCAATCCCATTGCCTTCATCTTGCCTTCCTTGCCTTCTACATCTGTACGTTTGCCTTCCTTGTCATAGTAGAGTACAGCATATCTTTTCTTTGTGATAAACAGTCCTTTGGATGCAACAAGTTCTCTACCTGCCGCAATAACTTCTCCTCTTGTAGCCGGAGTGTGGAATGCCTTGGTCATGAATGCCTTGAACGAAGTGTTTACCTCATCTGATATCTTATCGTACAAGCCTACCACTGAATCTTTTGTCCATGGTATTAGTCCATCCTTAATTTCTTTCTGTAATGTCTTGTATGCTGAGAAGTAAACGGAATCTGTATCTCCGTACACAATACTCTCGCCTTTGTGATCATACTCGCCTGTTACGATCTCGTTGACTTTACTTGCCATGTGTTTTGTGATACATCTACCTGTGAGTGTTACACTCTGTCCGATCCTTATGTCAAAGAATCTACAACCTGGATTTAAGATTGCACCATACAAACTGTTTAAATTAATTTTTTTAACAAGTTGTCTTTTATCCCAATACTCTCTTTCAATTTCGTTGTCACCACACTCACGCATTTTTCTCTGCATCTCTTGTCTTTCTTCATACCAACGTTTTAGTAAGCCTGGAATGATTGCTTCGTATTCGTATGTGAATATTGTACCATTTGCACTCAACATCCATTTGTTGTTGCCTTCAAAAACTAAATCATACAGTTGTGCCGCACTCATCCTCACACTGGTCTCATCTTCCCAATCTACTACAACTTCTGTGCCTTTCTCTTTGTTCATCACTGCAACATATTCCCAACTACCAAACTGACTATCCCATGCCGCCGCAAATGATTTCTTGGCGTGTTTGGCCCTGTTTATCTCTGCTGATGTTATCACAGGTCTTATCTGTCCTATGATGGTCTCCGGTCCCATGTTCAGTGCCCTAATAACACTAGGATACAGCGAGTTGATGTCAACAGAGCCTATCCAGTCATGTATTCCTTTTTGTGGGGTTGCCACGTGGGCTCCTGCCGCCGGTTGATTCTCCTCACCATCTTTCTTGTACTTCCTGCCCGGGACGATCATGCCACGTCTGTGTGTCTCGTTCACGATAGCTTGTTCTGTAACTGCGACTGCACCCATTGTGGTCTGTAGTAATACAGTGTTTTGGTGTGCTATCTCATTCGCAAGTTCTATGAATTTTAATTTCTTCTCAAGTTTGGCCAGCAGTGCTGTATCCTGTCTGTTGTATTCTATGAATAATCCAAAGTCATTCTTGTAAAGTGCATCCAATGATCCTTCGTATACTGTTTTCCTCTCACCTAGTTCATGTTCACCTATTGCATCTAGTCTAAAACTGTGACGTTCCTCGTATGTGTACTTCCTATATAATTCCAATAGATCCAAATGTACCCTACCAACAAGATCGAAACTCAACTGTTCCCTACCATATTTCTCAAACACTCTCTTCTTGGGTTTCTGTCCCCAGAAACACAGACGTCTTGTGTCGTCCGAGCTCAGTACTTTCTGTATCCTTCCCACGGTGTATGGAATATCATAACCCTCGGAGTTCCATCCTGATAATATGTCTGCGTCCTCGACAAGCTGTAAGAATGCATCTAGCATGTCTTTCTCTTTCTCGAACAACATCGTGTTGGGAAACCTCTCAGTCAGCATCTTGGCTTCCTGCATGTTGATTGTCTTTGGTGGCACTGCCAGTGTGACCAGTTGGTCAGTCCAACTCATGTAACAACTTATGGCAGTTATGGGCATGAACGGATCGTCTGTTGTTGAATAACCCCGCTCAGGATCAAAGTCAACTTCAATATCAAAGAACATTGTGTTCAACTTAGGAGTTTCTTTGCCTAAGTAGTTCTCTTCAAGACATCTGAACACAGGATTGATATCTTGTTCATAGAGCGTCTTGTTGGATCTTATCCTTTGTTCCTTGATGAAATCCTTCTGTGTTGCACAGTGTACTCTCTGTAAAGGTTGCCCAGTCATTGATCTGTGCTTACCCCTTGCGTCCTCGTAGTAGAAAACATATCGTGCGTCGTATTCTACAAACACTCTACCCTTCTTGGGATCACGTTCTACGACGTAGATCTTGTCTTCATCTCTTTTGTATAATGCATCTATGTAACTCATACTACCACCAATAACTTGCAACGCCAAAACCATAGACGTTTATGATTGAAAAATATCCTGTAATAACCATCACGAATGCGGCACCTCTTCTGAACGATGCATAACATTGTGTGACTGCTCCTATGAAGAATCCTGGATACACTATTGTCATGTCAGGATCACTGGCTGTTATTGCCAACGTCATACTTGCTCCCACAGTGAATATGAAACTAGCCATTTCAAAATAGAAAGCAGTGTTGTCTTCTTTATAACTGTTCTTCCAAAACTCTTTTATACTTGTTAACATTTAAAAAAATACTTTTATGTTGCCTATCACGTTCATTATTGTGAACCAACTTGCCAGTACTGTGGTCCAGATGATTCTCCTCCTGTATGAACCTATTGCAAGTGTTATTGATCCAATGAGATAAACAGGAAATACATATGTCATTATAGGCTCTGGTGAGGTAAAAGTCAATATACAAGATCCAACTATCGTGAATACTACCGAAACCAGTTCGTAGTAGAAAGCAGTTTTGTCTGTTCTGTAACTTGTTAACCAAAATGATTTGATTAACTTCAACACTATAACTTGCCTGCGGCTACTAATATAGACTCTAGTGTGTCTAGGTCGTCAGTTAGATTTTTATAGTTGTCCTTGTGTGCTATTGAGATCGCTTTGTTGATTAGTGCAGGTTTGAGCTCAAGCTCTTCTGAGATTGCTTTTACTGTATCTCTTAATCCACCCTTTAGATCATCCACTTCACCTAGTACTTGTGAACCCTGTGAGATGATTTGGATTAGCTTTTGCTTCTCTGCGTCATTGAAATTTCTTACTGCCATTTGTTTCTCCTGTTGTTATCCAACAAGTATATAACAGATCTGTATGGAATGCAAATTATTTTTTCTTGGTAGCAACGTTCTTGGCTTTACCACGTCTGTTCTTTTTTGGATCTTGTCTACGTTTCCTTGATGCCGCTGACTTCCTGCCTTTCTTGCCCAGTGCGTTCGCTTTGCTTCTTGGTAAGCACTTAGGTTTACCCTCTTTGCTGGAACCCCTCGCACAGTCACCCCTGATCTTCCCATCTGGTCCAAAACGTACCCATTTGTCCTTGAACCATTTTTTGAGATCTTCATTCAGTGATTCTGCGAACATCAATTCGCCACAGTTCACACAGAAGTCAACTTCTTCGTTCTTGACACAGTTGTTTACTCGTTTGCCGAACATGGTCTTCATGCCCTTTTTCGTGTAGCCCTTCCAACAACGTGTTCCTTCGTCGACCAGACTATCTAGTCCGTAGTCAGGATTGATGGCACCATGCATCTGTTTTGCAATCATGTCCATCTGTACAGCTACCATGAAGTCGTAATCACTTACGTCTTTGGTTCTATGTGTGTAAATTTTTACTAGTACCTCGTCATAGAACACACCCATGTCGGCATGGTGATCTAATTTTTCCTGAGGCTTGACTGTGTTAATTAAGAACTTGATCACCTGGAAGTAATCCTCGAATTTGAATCTTTTCTGTAGGCTGTTGTCCTTGTATTCCCAGTCCGGAAGGAACTTCTCACGTAACCTTTCTATCTGTTCCTCTGGAATGCTGAGATATTCTCTGTCGGATCCTTCTTGTATCTCGTTTATTTTCATTATTTGCTTTCC